GGTCTGGTGTTCTTGACACTGAAGGTTCAGACGCAGTTCTTCACACTGCTATTGCTGACACAACTAAAACTGTAATTACTGTTGGTAACGAAGGTGCAGCAATTGGTCGCCGCGCTAAGTTAATCAACGCAGATGAAACTTCTTATGAAATCGCTGCTGCTATTGCCGATATGGTAACTATCAGCGCTGAAGCGCAAACAAGCGGAACGCAGGGTGGTTTAGACGGTGGTGTATTACTAGCCGCTGGTCAGACTGCTTCTTCTGTAGTCGCAAATACTGGTGTTGACAATGCCGCAGGTAGCACAAACGGTGGCGTTGCTCATCTGCACGTTACGGCTAATACCCGTAATGGTGCAGCAACAATCAAAGTGCAACACTCAGCCAACAACTCAACGTGGGCTGACCTTGTTGTATTTACAGCAACAACCTCTAGCACTACTACTTCTGAACGTATTGAAGTAGCGGCTGGAACAACAGTAAATCGATATGTTCGTGCAAACGTATCGGCAATTGCTGGCTCAACAGGGTCAGTAACCATCACCGTTGGATTCGCAAGGAGATAAAATGCCAACATTTCGCCACGGTAAAAACTCGCAGTTCACAATCGCAGATGCTGCTGCAACAGTTCGTGATATCAGCAACACGCTGAATTCCGTAACAATGCCGCGCTCTATCGAAACTTTGGAAACCACTTCTTTCGGTTCGACATCGAAGTCTTATGTAATTGGTTTCTCAGATTCAACAATTTCTGTAGAAGGAACATTCGACGCCACTGTCGACGGTTACCTAGCAGGTCTTGTAGGATTTGATACAGCGAGCGCGTTCGTATATGGACCTGAAGGTTCGACAGCAGGAAACACTAAGTACACTGGTTCTGCATTTCTGACTTCGTATGAAGTTAGTGGTGGCGTAGGCGACATCGTCTCCTACTCAGCCGAGTTCCAAGTAACTGGTGCTGTAACACGCGGTACATACGCTTAATAAAAAAACTTAATAAAAAAACTAACCGTGTCCTAGAGACCCTAATCGAAAGAGAGTTACCGTGTCCATAAGAGACCAGATTTTAAATAGCAATGACATTCCAAAGAAACTTGTAAAAGTTCAGGAATGGAACGTCGAAGTTGAAGTTCGAGGTATGACAGGTGCCGAGCGCACACGTATTTTGGATTTAGCCCAAGGCGACGGTGGAATGAACCTGCAAATGGTTTATCCAGAAATTGTTATCTCAACAGCGTTCGATGCTGAAACTGGAGAAAAGATTTTCTCTCCAGAAGATAGAACGGCGTTACTCTCTAAGTCTGCAAACGCACTAGATGCTTTAGCAACAGTCGGTATGCAGTTATCAGGTTTCCTCGCAGAAACTTCAAACGATTTGGGAAAAGATTTGTCCGAAACGGTTATAGAAGATTCGTCTTCGAATTAGCACAAAGGTTGGGTAGGACTGTCGATGAATTACTTAACGGCAGTCCTTCCCATAACCCAATCTCTGCAATCGAATTGGCGGAATGGGAAGCGTTAGAACAAGTCCGCGTTTGGGAAATGGAAAAACAACAAAAGAGTAAGTAGGGGGTGACAAGTGGCTGATTACAATATAAAAGGCGAAATGACCCTCGCTACAGGGTCTTTCATATCGTCTGCTAAAGCCGCTTCAAACTCTCTCAATGGTTTAAATGGTTCTTCTAAAACTGCTGGTGCTGGCGTAAACATTCTCGGCGGCATTATGAAGAAGGTCGCTCTCGGTGCTGTAGCAACGTTTGCTGTAAAACTAGGTAGAGATTCAGTTAAAGCCGCACAAGAGGCTGGTGCTGCACAGTTCCGTTTGAAGCAGATATTACTTACGACTGGTGGGGCTACTGAAGCCCAGATAGCAATTCTCGACCAACAGGCATCTGCTCTAGCAAAAATGACTGTTGTGTCTAAAGAAAACATTACTGTTGTTCAGTCACAGTTAGCGACTTTCGATTTACATTCAGGCGCAATTGCAAAATTAACCCCAGCAATTCTCGACTATGTAACTGCTGAAAAGGGCGCTTCTGCTGGTGCTGAAGAATATAAGACTATGACCAACGGTCTTGCACTTGCCCTGAATGGTCAGTTCGGTGCTTTGACACGTGTTGGTTTTGTAATCGATGATGCAACAAAGAAGCAGATTTCAAGCGGTACTGAGATGGAACGTGCTGCTGCGATTGCTAAGGTTCTTAACTCAACGTATAAAGATTATGCAATCACAGTAGGAGACACTGCTGCTGGTGCTCAACAGAAACTTGCTAATCAGGCTGCTAACTTAAAACAGACTTTCGGTGAGATGTTATTGCCCGTCATCCAAAAAGTTCAGATGTTTATTGGTAATAACTTAATGCCAGCAATTCAAGGATTGATGGATAAATTTAAAGACGGTTCAGCGATAAGTTCTTTTATTTCTTTTGTAGGTGGTTTATTAGGTAACCTTTATGATTTCGGTAGTGCTATTGCTTCTGTTGTTGGACCTGTATTAGTGAATGTTTTAGTTCCAGCATTTCTTGCTGTAGGCGCAGCAATTGTTGGCGTAATAAAAGTTCTTGGCATTATCGGCGAATTTATGAAAAGAAATATAAGAGCATTTCAAATAGCGTTTCAAGTTATAGCAGTTGCTGCTGCTGGTTACCTTGCTTATAGAGCCGCAATCATTGTTACTGCTGCTGCTCAAAAGGCTTGGTACGTCATAACTAATTTAGGCACTATTGCTACAAAAGGATTTACTGCTGCACAAAGGATGCTCAATGCAACTATGGCGTTTAACCCTATAGCACTTGCCGTTGGTGCTTTGGCAGCGCTTATAGGTTTGTTTGTTATTGCTTGGAATAACTCTGAATCTTTTAGAAAAATAATTATTCAGGTTGGCAAGGCTGGTGTAATGGGATTCGGCTATCTCATTAAAATTGTAGGTGTTCTTCTTGAGGGTCTAGTCAAGGTCGTTACTGGTCCAATGCGCTTGCTTCTTAAAGCCTTAGACCTTTTAGGTGTGGATGCTGCTGGTAAGGCTCTGAACGGCATAGAAAAAATGACTTCAGGCATCGGTGATTTCTTTGACAAGGCTGGAAATAAAGTTCAGGACTTTGCCGATAAATTAGACGGCTTACAAAATAAGAAAATTAAATTGCCGTCTTTCAAAATGCCTACTGTTCCTAAAGGTAAAACTGCTACTGGCGTGCCTGACCTTAGCGGTCTTGATAATGGTGGTCCTGCCGCTGGTCTTGATGAGGCTGCAAAAGAACTTGCTAAAAAACTTGGTGAACTAAAAGAAAAACTTGATGAAGTTGTTGTTGATTATAACGATTTCATAAACAATGACTTTGCTAAAGGTTTTGTACAAGGTTCAGAGACTGCTCGCGACACAATGCTCAAGGGTCTTGATGAACTCAAGAAAGTGTTTGACGCTCAGAAAGAAATCCTTGAAGCCAAAGAAGACGGCGCAGGTCTTTCAAGGATGAAGGATGAATGGAACAAGATTAATGCTTATGTCCGTGGTCGTATTGCAGAGGCTATGGCAATTGCTGGTGAACTTGAAAAGGTAGAAAAGGCACTAGAGAAGGCTTATGACAGACTCAAAGAGGCTGTAGCCGCTCGCGCTGAAGGTGCTAAAGCATTTGGTGAAATGATTAAGACTCCGTTTGGTGAACCAAGCGATATTCAAAAGGCTATGTCAAGCGGTGAAGCAACTGTTGATGGCATTATCTCTATGTACGACAAGATGCGCGATGCTCTTGACAAGCGTTTTACAGAAATTGGTGGCAGTAAGAAAGATGAATTAGTTAATTACTTGACTGACCAGACCACTAAATTAGTTGCTTTGGCAAAGCGTAGAGAGGCTGCTGCTAAGGCTCTCGAAGAAGCACAGAAGTATCTCGACAAGGTATTAGAGCAACAGGCTTCGTTTAAGACTGGTATTCAAGACAGTATTAAATCTTTCGGTCTTGCACTTGCCGATTTGTCTAAGAGCAATACTGATAACACAATTAAGGTAATTAAAACTGCTACTGGTCTTGTTATTACTCAAATGAGTCAAGGCAAAACAGGTGCAGACGCAATTGTTGACAAGTTAATGACAAGCCTTGGAACTATCAGAGAGTTCACCGCTAACATTCAAAACTTGTTGACTCAGGGCTACAACAAAGAATATGTACGTATGTTGCTTGAGGCTGGTCCAGAAGCCGCTGGTGCTACCGCTGCTCTTCTAGCCAAGAGCGGTACTGACACAATGAACACTGTAAATGACCTTTACACACAGATTAATTCTGCGTCTGAACAATTTGGTTCTGAAATGTCATCTACTTTCTATGACAACTCTGTATCTATGGCGAAGGCTATGGTTAAGGGCGCTAAGGACGAATACGACAGCATTATGTCGACAATGAAGTCAATTGCTGATGGCATCACTGCTTCCTTTGCTCCTTTGGCTGATGTAGGTCTCACAGTTGGTAATGACATCATCCAAGATTTGATTGACTCCCTTGAGGCTCGCCGT